CGAAGAACACGTTTCAGGATCATCCAGACAACTAGAGTAGATGTTAGTTTTTCGTTTAGTATATATGACATTATAGTTTCTCCACAACTTCTACTGGACAGAACTGTTCAAGGAATTTGATGTATTGGTTTGCTGATCTGAATGTTTTGAAAATGTTTTCATGGTTGATAGCAAATGAGAATGCTCCAAGATTATTTTCATATGCGTCTAAACTTCTTTTCAATAATTTTATCTTTATTATATAGTTTTTAATATCATTAATTGGTTTGATGGTTCTTTCTGCTTGTTCGTCATAAGTACCTTTATGAGAAGTATGTTCATAATCGTCAAAAGGAATTTCGTTTGATCCAGGTTCATCTCCACCGAAGTAATCATATGGTTCAAGTTTATATCTATGAGAAAGTTTATCTCCGTCTATTACTAAGCAAGCGTCTTTAATTCCTATTCCAATTCTTTGATGTTTCATGAAATATTTATCTCTTGTAAAGCTAACTCTTCCGTTTGTATTGCGTCCTATTGTATTTGTATTCAATATTTTAGGAAGCTGAGATATTTTTGTGAAGTGATAGAGAATGCCAACTTGTTTAGCTTCTGTATAGAATGTTTTGAATGAAATCATATCAACTCCACTGGACAATCACATGCAGCTTCGAATAGTTTTATTACATCTTCTGGTTTCTTTACTGTATAATATTTTCTATTGTATCCATTGTAAAAATTGTCATTAGGAAATTTCAGAAGATAGTTTAAGAATGATTTGAATATCTGAACCTTGATAAGATATCTGTTAAGTTCTTTTACTGGACCATCTTTCAATCTTTCTTCTTGTTCGTCATATGTTCCTTGGTGTCCTACTTCATCTCGATCATGCATAAAATAATCAAACGGTCTGATCTTATAGTTTTCAGAAAGTTTATCTCCATCTAATACTAATCTACATTGGTTTGTGTTGATTGCTGCTCTATTGTGAAAATGAAATCGTTTATCTCTAGTGAAGGAAACATAACTGCCGTATCCTAGTTTATTACTAGTTACTAGTTGATATGCAGTAATGAGAGGAGTATAATGATATAGGATACTAAGTTGTTTTGCTTCAGTAAAGTAAGCTTTAAATTTTATCACAGATGTTCCTCATTGTCAATTATAAATCTAGCATCTATTATTTCTAAGCTATCTATCAACAGACCAACTTTTCCCTTGTAACTTTCGTTGATGTATGTTAAGATACAATATTTAGCTCGATCAATATCCAGGATGTTTGCTAGGAGATTTAGAATGTTGATAATCTCCAGCAAGTATGATATCTTTTTTGTCTTGTTGTACTTATTGTAAATGGAGTTGATCTTCTTTATGGTTTTGATATCTTGTTCCAGCATTGAAGTCATCATAAAGATTTTATAAGTGTGTGCTAATATTAGTTCATTCATCAAGGATTCCTTTTACAGTTTCTTTTATTTATATAATATTTATATTGACTTTTTGATTTGGAAGTGGTATGATGTCGATATGAAACCTTTAAAATTATACAACGGAAGATTTGGGAGACAGGATCACATTTTCATTGCTGCATATTCTAATGCAGATGCTGCCAGGATTTTAGATGAAGCATATCAGACAATTGGATATGGTTCTTCTGGTATGCTGAATGAAATCAATGTTTACTTTAGCAAAGGTTGTTGGGGCAATGTAATGGAAGGTATTACTCCTGAACGTGGAACATGGGTTGAAGATGGAAAGTTCAGGGGTGGACATAAGATTACCAGGATAATCTAAATGTATGTTAGTTAGGCAATTCATATTTTTGGTTTGTTTTAGTAATATATCCTAAAGACATTCCAGTTTGTTTAGATATTTCTCGGTAAGTAACTCCTTCACGTATTAACAGGAGAACTTGTGTTATCTTATTATTTTTCATATGTAGTCTTTGTATCTTATCAGTTCCGTTATATACACAATCAAATTTATCGAACCATTCTTGTTCTTTTTCAAACTGAAGATGTTCTGGAATATTTTCTTCTATGATTCTAAAATCCCAGGAAGTTATTCCATATTCGTTCCATGCTGTTTGAAATTTAGTATTATGATATCCGAATGTTAATCTTTTAATATGATCTTTCCATCTGAGTAATGGAGAGTTTAAAGTACTTCCAATATAACATTTATTAGTAATACGATTGAAAATTTGATATATAGTTACGGTTCTTTTCTTTCTTAAATATTCGGACATATACATTCTCCTGTTCACTGTTTATTTTATTTATAAAAAGCTGTGAACATTTGAACAGGAATGAACAATGTTCAACAAAATTGTACAATCAAAAATCGTGAACAAAGAAAAGTCTTGACATTTTGATATAAGTGTGAGATGATTCATCAACTGGAGAACACGAATGAAAGTTGAAAGCATTATTCCAATAGGACTTTTTATTCTATATTGGATTATTGGTTACTATGTTGCAAAGTATATGAAGCGTAAAGCAATCGAACCGTGGACTTATGGTATTTTCTTTTTTGTATGTACCTTATGGCCTATAGTAATGATGTTTCAATTTATGAATGTTTTAGATACTACTATTGAATAAAAGGAGAATATAACAATGCCAAATATGTTAGTTTTAAAAGTAAAGAATGCTCATGAATGGAAAGCATATGTAACTGCTCTCAAGTGTATTGGAGTACGAAATATAAACAATCCTACCTTAACAGTCGAACAATTGTTTGACAAGTTTTATCCTCGATACGATACATATATCATTGTAAACCTGATAGATGATCCGTATTTGTCATTAGCAAGCAATACCTATCATCCTGAATATATGCCTACTACATTAGGAAAAGCTATTGACACCATCATAGAATACATGAACGAACCATTACCCATCAAAATTAAATTGAATGATAGTTATACTGCTGATGTATCAACACAGATAGTTAGGTATGAGAATAGTGATAATTTATTTACTATAGATATAGGCAGACCAGATATCTTCAATGATAAGGATAGAGAATGGTGGAGGGTTCTTCATACCTGGATAAAAGAATCTACGATACATATTGGTGTCTCTCCTGCATTCTGGTTTGTTGATAATATTATCAATGAAGGAAAGTGTTATGGCGGAGGAGGATTCAAATATATGTTTTGGTTTGAATCTCAACTCGAAGCAAATTACTTCAAGGAAGTTGTTGATGAATTGGTGCAGAAAGAAAGAGAGACTGTATGTTAGAAATATTAATACCTATTGGTCTTGGATGTATTGTTGGACTTATAATGGTTGCGATAGGATTTATTTTAGTATGGATACATAAGATCAGTCCAACAACTATACATGTGTTATTTAATTTGGCAGCAGTAGCATGTATATTATTCATACTTTATGGCATTGGTATTATTGTACAAATGTTAATGGGGAGTCCGTTTCCATGTTGATAAGACCATTCTCTGATCTTCATTGTGAGTTCTGGAACGGAAAGAAACTTGAAGACCAATTGAATCTTGTTGTTCCTCATATGCATACTGACAAAGAAACTACTGCGTTGATAGCTGGAGATACTGGATTGTTTCATCGTCCTGAAGGTTGGTTGAAGGTTCTCGGTCTGTTAGGCAAAAGATTCAAATCAGTGATCTTTGTTGCTGGCAATCATGAGTTTTACAATAATGATTGGATAGATAGTTTTGCTATAAGAAAGATATCTCTTCCTGAAAATGTTTCTTTATTAGAGAATAGTCATATTCAAACAGGAGATAACATTGTTATTATTGGTGCAACGTTATGGACAGACTTTGATGGTGATGAATACGTAATGCGAACTGCTGAAAAAGGAATGAATGATTTTCGTATCATTAAACATAAAGATGGTTCAAGATTTACTCCTGAACAATCAGTAAACATATTCAACGAATCAAAGAGATTCCTTTTCCATAAGATTGCATTAGCTAAGAGAAATGGATCGAAGGTTATTGTGGTTACACATCATGCGCCATCTCCATTCTCTATCAGTCCAAGATTCAAAGGTGACATATTGAATGGTGCTTTTATGTCTGATCTATCAAATAAGATAGAAGTGAATGGTCCTGATCTATGGTTGCATGGTCACATGCATACTTCATGTGAATATGAAATAGGCGATACAAAGATCATTAATAATCCGTGGGGATATGTAGGAGTAGAAGTCAATGCACAATATGAACCTAAGATGGTATTAGATATATGAATTATTCAATAGACGTATATCTAACAGAAATTCAATATCAAAAAGAAAAAGAAAATCTGATACTCAAATACAATCCGGTCAAACATTTATATTTCACAAATAGTATGGGCAAGACCAGGAATACCAGAAACACAAGTTCTTAAATTTTGTAAGTATTGCATCGAACGGAGAAAAGAAGGATTGATTAAAGGATTAGAATATTTGAAGGAGGAATTATGAAAAAACCTCCTTTAAGTATTTGTTAAAAGGGGAACCTTAATCGGTTCCCCTTTTATTACGAAAGAATTTTAGCTATGACGGGTTCAGGTTTCTTAGTGAATGGAGTTATAAGCTTTGCGAATTTAACATTACCACCGACTGTTTTGATAGCTACTTTAAGAACATTGGCAAGGTAAAGAGCTTCGGCTTTTTTGTTTTGATATGATCGATCTAAATCTTCCCAACTTTTAAATCCTATCATGACTGCAAACTTATCTTTCTTATCTTTATCTAGAGAAGGAATTCCTAAATCCATAAGCAATGAACCAGGAGTAATAGTAGAAGCAAGGATACCTTCAACAAAGATTATAGGTTCTTCTTTTCTCATTTCTTCTAGGATATCTTTATACTTCATTATACAGTTCCACCTTCTACAGGAGCGGGTTCTACCGCAGGAGTTTCGCCAGCAGGTTGTTCAGTAGCAACGTTCTCTGTACGCACGATACGATTCAATGCTTGTGCGATCATGTTATTACTTTCGGCAAGTTCGGCAAGTTTCTTGAGGAACAAAAGCACACCTTGTTTTTGTTGACGAGTCAACTCAACCATATTGAAAGTATTTAAAAGTTGAACGAAGAAAGGATTCGTGATCTTGTTTGGTTCAAGGTCAAGAAGCATTTTGTAATTGAATTTGATTGCTCTGGTTTCAGAAAGCACAGCAAGGAATTCTTTGTATGATTCTAGAACTTGAGCTTCAGTTACGACTTCTTCTGTATTCTCTACGCTTTCTTTCTTAGGAGTATCTGCTTCCTTTTCAGCTTTAGAGAACAAGCGGTTGATCATTCGTTTAGCTGCTGAACGAAGTTGTGGGTCTTTACGAGTTTCACCCATGATATGATCTAGAGCTTTCTTCATGGCATTGACAGCAACCATAGGAAGTTTCTTTAGTTCAGCTTCAGGGATACCAAAGAGTTCTTCTTCGTAATCTCTGACAATGGATGCTCTCGGATTCATTCCCTTAAGAGTTTTATCAGTTGATGCTGTGATTTCTCTTCTTCTTGTTTCGTCAAGAAGTTCAGAGGTCTTTCCTTTCATCTCCTGATAAATTTCATTTAATGACTTTGCCATATATATATTCTCCTTTAAAACTATTTATACAATCTTATTTTACTGGAACAATCTCTTCATTCTCTTCTGGTTCGAAGTTCTCGTCTCCAGCTTTCAACTCTGCTTCTGCTTCAGGAGAACCTTCTTCACCTTCAGGAACTTCATTCTCTTCAGTAGGCTCGTTCTTCTTAGAGATAACGTATTCGTATTTCAATCCCTTGGTGAACTTCTCGAAGTCTTCTTTAGCTTTTGCCATGATAGTAATGTTTTTACGGATAGCAGTAATAACTTTCTTATCAAGAGAAGTCAATTCAAGTTTCTCCAGGTCACGAAGTTTCTCTTCAAGCTGTTCTGCTGAGAGAGTCATTTCATCACCAGACAATTCATCGATCAATCTTTCTGTTTCTGTATGAATAGAATTAGTTGAAGATGCTGTAGCTTCTGTGAGTTGTTGTTTTCTTTCTTTCAACATTCTTGCATATATATCATTGATACCCAATTCATTTTGTCTCTGTAATGCCATGATGTAACTCCTTATATTAAATAAATTTGATTATTCCTGTTTTAGAATCGTAATGACAACCACGATGATCTTTTTTAAACTTATAACCCTTTTCTTTAAACTGTTTATCTGCTTCCTTTTTTGTTAATCCTTTATCCAATTGAAACGTTTCTGTTCCATCTTCATGAACCTTTTCATTTAGAAATCTTAAAGTCTTATCAAAGTTATTCATAATTCACTTTCTTTTATTTATAAAAAATTTTAAAACGTATCTTGTCTGTTTTTATTTATAAGAAAATAAATGTTGACATTCGTTTCAAAGTGTGTTATTATCTTTTCAACAATAAGAGAAGCCCCGAACTTCAACCTCTAACCAAAAAGGAGAATACCCCATGAGTATCAAAGAACTGCGTGTCCGTTTCCCCGATGTTGAAGCTGTCCGTCTTGCTGGTGCCAGGAAAGAGGGCAAGAAAGAATTCGTTGGTGATGTCATGATTCGTGACTTCAAAGCTTACCGGCAGATCAAGAACAAAGTTCATGAGTATCGGATGGTCAGCAGGAACCTAAACTATGCTTACCTCATTCCGATCAAGAGCCTGTAACATGCATGAACTTTGTGTGTTATATATCGTAGGTGTTTTTTGTTAGCCATTGGTTTAGCAATGGCATTAAACTGTTTAGGAGCATTCTTTATTACTGCTGGTGTTGGAGCTTTAGTTTTAGGAATGTTCTTATACCTACACGGCAAAATATTCTGAAAGGAATTAACATGTTCTCTGCCAAAGAATTAGAACTGATTACCGAGTGTGTGATCTTTAGATTGATACACGATGCACTTGCTCCTGAACAAAAGGAAAAACTAAATGCTTTGTATATCAAATTAGTTCAACTCAGATCAGAACTTATTCCTATCAAAATCTAAAAGAAAAGCCTCTGAGATTCAGGGGCTTTCTTTTACCAAACTATTTGTAGTATGAAATGATTCAAGAATCTAATTGTAATAAGATGTTCTCCGTTATAGAAATACCACATTGTACTTACTACTCTTGAGTAATTATGAATCTGTAATGAGATTGTCATTGTTTACTCTCCAGGATTTCTTCTTCTCTTTAATCCATTTATATGTTCCATCTAAAGCTGGAACAGAAACATTACCATCAAAGTATATTGTTATGGTCGGTCCTATAAAAGCTGGAGGATCGTCATTAGGTACAGGGCGATTAAAAGGTTTGGACACCAGCACATCCAGTCAATAACATAAACGATATCAAAACTATTATCTTATTCAAATCTAAAATATGTTTCAGCAATATCTGTATTTCCGTATTCATGTTCAACATCCTTTTCAAATTCATCGATCACATCTTGAATATATTTGGTTTCAGGATATTTAATTGTTCTGTTAATATAATCTTGGAACGAACGAAGTTCATCTGAATGAGTAAAGTTTGTAAAGTCATTTTGTTCCATGTTATCTACAAAGGATTCTTGTGTGAAATATTCTTCGAATGTAAAATCATCTATTCTTTCTTCGACAGGAACATTTGTTTCTTCATAGAATTCATTTAGATCAGCAATAGCTTTAGATGATTTCAGGAATTTCTTCATCATAGTATCATCATAATAAAATCTATCTCCACCTTCATAATCTTCTTCCATGTAAGAAGTAAAATCTTCATAAGGAACTTTACACATATTAAGAATTTCTTCTAATGACATTGTTCCATTTTCAATTTGTTCATCGTTTTCATCTCTTTCTTCATAACCTGTAGATAGTCTTATTTCATTATCTTGTGAATCATATATATTATCAAATTCTCCTGTTTCTCCATAAGGAACCATAAATGCAATTTTTTCCAAATTAGTATCAAATTTATCTATACCAGATCGATCTTTGAATATAACAATGTATGGAGTTAATCCTTCTTGAAACATATATTGTTTCCAATAGTAATCACTGTATCCGGTGATACACCATTGAGTATGTGATCCATATTTTTGACAAGCTTCATGAGTTTTAGGAACAACAACTAAAGCAAATTCATTTTCAAAGAATTTAATAACATCTTTCTCTGTTGCTTTATTTGTACTTTTCTCTTTATATTCTTCATCAATGGATGCAATGAAATCTTTGAATTCATCGAAAGAATGTTTCATCCAATATCCAATATCTTTTTCGTCTCCAGATATTTGATTTTTGGTTTTCAGTTCTTTGAAAATTGAAATGAGTTTTGTTATTTCATCTTTCGCATTACCTTGTGATATCCAGATACGTTCTGCGTCTTTGAAAGATTCTAATAACAGTATGTAAGAGATAAATGATATCATTAATGTTTATGGTGAGGAGATTTTCTCACTCCCTTTCTCATAACTTTCTTATGGAGTTTAGCATCTGCCCCATAAGCCCAACCTTTACGTGCAGGTCTTTTGTTCTTTGTTTTCATACGGAAACGTTTTAGTCTCAGCTTCATCTTACGTTTATTCTTCATACGATAACGTTTAGCCATAGCTTTTTGTTTCTGTTTCATATGTTTTACTTTGATGATTTTCTCTTCGAGCACTTCAGTTTCTTCTGAATCATCTAAGCATTCTTGAATTATATTTGTGAATAGAGACATGTTTATTTCTCCAACCTTTATTTTTATTTATATAAATAAAAGAAACGGATAAGTTCCTTAACGGCAATCAAGGAACAACAGAAAGGGGGAACCTGCTGTCTCCGTTCACTTCTATTTATAAGGGGATCATATGTATCATTTAGTTTATCTTACTCGCAATCTAATCAATAATAAAATCTATGTTGGAAAACATTCTACTTGGAATGAAGAAGATGGATATCTTGGAAGCGGATTAAAATTAAAAAATGCTATCAAGAAACATGGTAAAGAAATTTTTGAAAGAATTATATTACATTATTGTTATGATGAACAACAAATGACCGAAATAGAAATACAAATAGTAGATGAATCTTTTGTTGCTAGAAAAGATACTTATAATCTTTGTGTTGGCGGTAATGGAGGAGCTAAAATTTTTACAGAAGAATCTAAAAAGAAAATGTCAGAAAGTCAAAAGAAACATTCTTTATCAGAAGGATTTAAAAAGAATATGTATACAAGCGAAAATACATCAGGATCGAATAATATAATGTACAAAAAACATCACACTAAAGAATCTATAAAGAAGATGTCTATTAATCGTAGTGGAATTCCTGCACATAATAAAGGAAAACGAAAAAAAGGTCTAAATATTTAGACCTTTTTTCTATAAATTAAACAGCAGGTTCTTGTACCGGAACTTCTGATACATCTGGTTTAACAACATTTGTGTCTTGTAAATAATCATTTTCCTGCTTATCAGAATCTTCTTTAGGCTCTTCATAAAATTCATCTTCGTCTTCACCATTAGTTAATTCTATTTCATAATACTCTGATAACGTAGTGCTTATCATTTGACATTGTTCATCAGTCAATTCTGGAATAAGCTTATAGATAAGTTCTAACGCTGGATCGGGGCTTTCGTCTTCCTCTAACTCTTCCCCTTGAGCAAGCATTTCTGTTTCAAGAGAATCAAGAATAGTCATGATCAAATCTTTCAAATCTTCTTTACCTTCTGATTCAGTTTCTTTTGGTTCTTCCTTTTTAGGCTCTTCTTCGGGTTCCTCTTCTTTAGGTTCTTCTTCATCACCTTCAGGTTTCTTTTCAGTATCTTCTACTTCTTCGTCTTTCTTTTCGTCTTCTTTTTCAAGTTCTTCATTTAGAATATCGATAAATGATGTCATTATATTTCTCCTATTATCTTTGTAAGTGTATATGCTATTTTTCCTGGAGCAAGTTTGATTTGTTTCCAGGTAACAAAATTACCTTTGATCAATTCATTATATATTTCTTTTTCAAGATATGCCAGATTATCAACAGCACCTTTGATATCTTTCTTCTGATGAACTTCCGTTCCTATGATTCCAAATTCTCCATTGTCCAATTCTTTTCTAGCTTCTGGAGAGAGAATACTTTCACCCTTAATGTTATCTTCGCTTTTGATTAAGACTATTTCGTGTGCTGCATTGAAACTATAGTTTACTTTATTCTTTCCGAGTTCTCTGATAATTTCATTTATCCAACTCTTTTCATTGCCAACAAATGAAATAGTTATATTTCCATTCAGAGCAGCAAATTTATATCCTAGACGGTGAGGAGTTTTGAATCCAGCATCTCCTGCCTTTGTTTCTTTATAAGAGGACACAGAGGATTTACGGAGGATAGATTTTGTTTTTTTGATAAGGTCATCACTGGATTCAAATTGTTTCTCATTCTGGATTGCTTCAGAAAGAATTCTATTAAACACTGGCATTATATGATCCTTTATAATTTAGAGACGGTGTTGATTCTGTTGGTATAAGTTCTCTAATCTGATTCATCAAAGATTCCATTTCTTTAAACAATGGTTCAATTTCATTTAGTCTGCATCTTTCAATAGAAATCATAACTTGATACATCTTATTTCTGAGTCTTACAGCTTGTTCTGCATTCTGAGATAGATCATCTTCATATGCATGAGGTTTATCATCAACTTGATCTGGAGTAAATTCTGAAAATACACCATCTGAATATCTATTAAGTTCTTTTAGAATTTGTTTATATTTCATTTCTCTCTTCCATTTTTCTATCTATTTGGTTTTTAAGTTCTTCATATGTAGAATTAGAAATGTTTACTCCGTATTGACTTGCTTTATATTTAGCATACGCAGGAGCATTTTCATCATATCGAATAAGCCAACCTTTATAATGTTTAGATATAAATCCTTCACCTTCTATTAATACTTTTAATATATCATTATATATCATAGTTTATCCTAAGTAGCAATTGAAATTAAAGTTAGTGCTTCCTTCTATAGTTGACCAATAGACAATCAAGAAACTGTTATTGATAAATTTCCCGGAAGACTTTTCTATCAGTTCAAGATCGACATTTCCATCTGCTCCAACGAAAGTCAGTCCTTCTTTTTCTCCTGGTTCAATAGCAATATTTATTTCATCGAGTGCAGCTTCAACAGCAGTCAAAGGAAAGTCTGCCATAGGGTCTTTAGTAAGTTCTTTCAACTGTCTGTTGCATGGAATCTTATCTATAATAAGAAGACGAACTTCTGATTTCTCTTCTGGTTCTTCTTCTGTTTCTTCCGGTTCCTCTTCTTCGTCTTCTGGTTTGTTCTCAGGATTCTTTTCGTCAGGAATTTCCTGGGTCTGAGCATCTACATCAGGAGGAGTTATAGTTCCTTGATCGGTTGCATTGTTATTAGGATTAGCATTATCCATATAGTCTGCTTCTTTTATGATAGATTCTATTATAAAAGAATCGATTATAGTTTTAAATTTATTTTCATTTACTTCATCGTCTCCACCAGGAAAGTAAACTCCACCTTCTTGTAGATCGTAATCATCTATAGGAAGTGGTGCTCTTCCACCATCATATTTTAGAATAGCTTGATATGCTAAACTAACATACATGGCAGTTTCTTTGAATCTTCTTTCTTTCATTGAGACGAAAGCTTTGTTAATAATAGCTTTAAGATTAGGAGGACATACAGGAGATAGTAAAGCAGTTTCGTGAGCATATCTTAAAAACAAACCAGCAGAATATCCTTCTCCTCTTTTCTGAGAATGGTAAGATATTTCTAACATGGTCAACAAAACTCTAAGAACAGTTTCTTTATCCATATCTTTTATATAACTAATTGCCATTATTATTTCCTCTAGGTTTATTTATAAATTTATTTATCTTTCAATAAAGGAACTACATTAGCCTCCCAATATTTCTTTTGTCCTATTCTAGTTCTATCTATGTTAGGAAGCGAAGTCCATTCTAATGATCGTAGTTTACTTTCTTTAACATCAAATCCAGTATAATCATCTGCTACCCACATCCATTTGTGATGATATATCCATCCAGCTTCTGGAAATGATTTAACAGAACCATTAGGATTGACAGTGATACCTCCATTGATAGATGGTTCAGGATTGGTATCAAAATCTCTAGAGACAATAAAACTAAATACTTTAGTTGTTGGATTATATTTTACTACTTGATACTCAAAATCTTTTGGTAAAAGAGGTTTTGCTTTGTCCAATTCATCTTGAGGAAATACATATTCGTATTGTTTATGAACATAAATATTTCCACCAATTTCTTTTCCTATTCCATATTTTCTAGAACGAAACAATCCTAACTTTTTAAGTTGAACATCTATATTATCTATTGCTTCTGTCAAGTCTTTATATGCATCCCATTCAGACCTAGCAACTCTCACAACTATCTGAGAGAATCCTGAAACTTCAACTCTGGTAACAGCAGCTTCAGGAAGTATTTTTGATATATATTCTCTTAGTTCAGGGCCAGTGAATCCTTTTTGGTATGATCCTCTTATTCTATCAATGATCTCTCCGTTTTCTGCATCAATAACATATGCTGTTCTAGCACTAAGTACATCAGCTTTAGATCGAACACCAATGATTGCTTCTCCTCCTGGTTTCAAATGAGCAAAGATATCTTGTACAATGTAATCTCTTATGTCTTGCTCAACTACATTCAGAACAGCAGAACAAAAGATATAGTCATAGAGTTTATCAGGTAGAGAATTCAATCCAACATAAGTAATATCTTCTGAATCTTCGTGGGGGAATGGTTCATATGATTCTATGTTTGCATCAAACTCTTGACGGAGAAGAGCAGAACCTTTGCCGAGTCCTGCGGAGTAATCTAGTCCTTCACCTTTTTGTTCTTCTGGAGTAAGAAGTTTATAAAACTTTAGATAGGTAGCTGTTGTAGATGTTCTTTGAGTCGGATGCCCTTTAGATGTATTGAAAGCAATTCCTTCTTTCTTTCTTATAGCATCAACTTGTGATTGAGTTTGTGATTGAGTATATTCATTTAAAAGTCTTTCAAAATAGTTTTCCATATCTCTCTTTCTTATCTAAACGATTAGCTTCAGATAACATCATCTGTTGCATATTTTTTCTGGCAGTTCCCATCTTATGAATAGTCTTACACTTAGGACAGATAGGTTCTGACCAGAGATGTTTACATTTTTTGTTTTCGCATATGAATCTCATAAGCTTCCTCTCTTTATTTATACTTTAGTCTTCTTCAAAGAAACCATCAGCATCATTGTCTTTATAGAATTGCCATCTAAGAGAATCGAATATCTTTTTCAAAGGATTCACGAAAGCCTTTTCAAATTGTAAAGGATAATCGATCACAAATTTATCTATAAGTTCAGGAGGAAGTTTATCAACGACACCGACAATATTACTTCCTAACCAGTTTGGAACTTTCAGATAGCAGAACTTAATCTTACTTCCGTTAGTAATGGTTTGATATTTATCCTGGAGGTTATAAGCTTTCAATGCTTTGTTAAATACCATTGAAGCTCGAATTTGGATCGGAATAGACTTGGATTGAAAGTTGTACTTGTCCATTTTGTTTACTCCTCTAGGAGAAGCAACCATTTCAAAAGGAAGCTTGTAGAATTCTCTTCTAAAGCTTTCAGCAAAAGCAATGAGGGTTTCATTGCTGTCAGTCTCAAAGATCAGTTCTAGGGCTTTCTTGAGCTTATCTCTGGCTACTTTTGGTGTAGAGCTACGTACAACTTCTATTCCTTTGATCTTATACTTTGGTTTATCGATAAACCAAGTTCCTTCTTTGTATATTTGTGCCATGACATATTTCTTTTTCTCTACCAGGATCGAAACAGGAGCAAGACATTCATGTTCCATTTTGATACAGGTTTTGATGTTGTTGAAATTCTTTCCCATTATGATAAAAAATTCATCTATCTTTGGTTGAATCATCTTATCTTGATACATCAAAAGAAACTTAGCAACAGTCTCGTTGTCTGGTGGATTGTCTCCGAATCTCAACTTCACTATTTTTTCTAAAGAAAAGAAAATAGAATCTGTATCTGAATATTTCCAATCAATGTTATCAACTTTGGTAGCGAGATATTGTGCAACTCCTCTAGCACAAAGTTGTCCTTGCCATGTAACAGCAGCAGCTATTCGTGGATCATAATATCTAAAGTAAGCCGATCCCATACAACCATACACAGAGTTAATACAGATTTTCAATACATATGATCTAGCTTCTAGCTGTTCCTTTTCAGCTTTTGTTTTAGCATTCTTAATCAAACCTTTTATTGCCATACGTTCATTGAAGATATGTTCAACAAGTTCAGGAATGAATCCTTGTTTATCTCTTCTGAAAAACTCTCCATTGCAAGTAAAGGCTAAGTTATGTTCTGCTAAAACAGTAGCCATATCTGAAAGTGCTTCTATATCTAAACACTTTTCTATTCCAGTATATTTGTTTCTGATTGCTACCAATTCTGGAGACGCATAGATTTCTGCTTCAGAAATAATTGTTTCAGGACTAAGATTGTTTTGAATCATTTGCTCTGGATATGAAGACACAACATCGAATACTGTAAGCCAAAAGTTTCTACCTCTATCTGGTTCTTTGACATAACCTCCAAGATATTCGACAGCATCTTTTGCTATTAGAGGAGAACAAAGAATGTTATTGTGATAGTGAGTATTGTATAACAAAGCATCCCACGGGCGAACTGTTCCAAAGATATCTTCATGACCACACTTCATCATATAACAATAGCCGAGAGCTATGTCAATGAACTTTAGTTTATCATCCAGGAGTTTAATAAGTGTAGTATCTTTTATGTTATAAGAGATATACATTTGATGGTTCTGCTTATACAAAGTTGGCAGATCGCCATACTCTTCTTTGTATTCTAGTTTCTCTTCTCCTAGTTCATTGTAAGCAGTGAAGTCTAGAGTATAGTTTTCTTTTTGATCAGCAGTAAATTTCTGATACAGATCAAGATAATCCCATTGAACAATACCTTGGATGCGATATACTTCTACCTTTCTTTTGTTAACTGT